GAGCACAAGCTAAAGCGCCGCCTGGTCGGTCAGGAATCGGGCGATTGGCTTGCTGCTCGCTCGCCTGCTCACGAAGTCGATCGCTGCCACTTTCCAGTCGTCGGCGATCAGCTGGCGGCCGCTGGTGGATAGCTGGCGAAACTCTTGCACCATCTGGCATGGCTTAGATTTCGGGCTGATCAGTTAAAATGCGAACGATAGATTTGCCGCTGCCACGTCTGCCGACAAAATCAAGCGTGCCTTGCTTCCAGTCTTCAGCCAGCCCGGTGCGCTGATTCGTGGCTGCTGTTATGCCGGCTTCAATTTCGAAGATGGTGCCAGCGTCACTGCCAGCACGCAAGTTGATTTCACCATTCCAGACCGAATCCAGCGCGTTTGCCGTGATGCCTGCCGTTTCGGGCATCAGAATTTTGCCGGTCACGTCCCATTGATCAGCGTCACTGTGGGCTTGCGCCACGCCATCGGGCGAAAAGTCCACCGCTGCCACGTCGCCCCGGGAAATCTCCACGGCTGCTTCGTAGCCCGTAGAAATGAAGTTGTCAGGATCGCCGCCCAGACTACTGGCCAGCGCCAGCTGTGCGCCTTTCGTGGTCAGAATGTCGCCCGCTTCGGTGCCGGTGGTGGCCCACACGCTTTCTGTGCTGATCTTTTTTAGGCAGGAAAAGGCCAGCGAATAGGTGACGATTCCGCGCCCGCGAAATTCCAGCGTGATGCGCTGCAGTGCGCAGCCCAGAAACGTGGCCACGCCTTCGATCCCGTCGAACTGCAGCGCGAAGGTGCTCTGGCCGGTGGTGTCGTGGTCGAATTCGTAGGGCGTCAGCCCGCGTTCAACGGTGCCAGCTGCTGCCAGCTTGCTGATGATCCAGCGAAGAAACCCGCCGCTGCGCAATTCTCCCGAACAGCGAACAAGCCACGCCTGATGTACCACTTCTGAAAATTCCCGCGTGCGCCACGGGTCAATGCGTTCGTGAACGCCTACCACTTCCCTTGCAATCGCCGCGTTGACCAGACGGCAGTCGATCACGTCGGAATCGTCGCCACCGTCAAGCAGGGTGCCTTCCGGCTGCACTCTGACTTTGTTGCCGCGAAGCTGTAGGGCTTCAGGCATCAGTTTCGGGTTCGTCGGCTTCGGTCACGGTTCAACCTCCCATTTTGCGATTACGCCCGCGTCTGCCGTGGTGGTGCAGAGTAGCGTCAGCACGCCGGTTTTGTTCGCCGCGATGTTCGCCGGGGCTGCAGCGTCGATGAATGTCCAGCCGCCCGGGAAAGTCAGGGTGCGCAGCACGCCGTCAGCTGCAATCACGATCTTGAATTCCAGCCCCGCTTTCATGCTGCTGGTGGTCAGCGTCAGATTTTCCGTGATCGCCAGCAGCTTCATTCTGGCGTCCGGAAAATCACAAGGCAAGTCAACGCTGGCCGCGCCGGTCAATGTCGCCAGCCCCTTTTTCAGCACAAAGTTGCTGCCGTTCCAGACTGCCAGCGAATCGCCGATGGCCAGCCCGGTCAGATCCGAACGGGTCAGCGCTTTGGCAATGATCGAAAAAACTGCACTGCCGCTGGTGGTGCCTTCCGCGAAAATTTCTTCGATCAATTCCCAGTTGCCGTTCACGATTCCATTCGTGCCGCCGCTGCCGCTTTCGTGGGTTTCAAGCCCGGTTGCTGGTAAGATTGGCATTTTATGTGATCTCTAAATACTCTGCGCTTTCGGTGCCGTCAATAACAGTCCACACGCGAAACTTTTGCACGGTGCCCACCGGGGTGGCTTCAATTCGAATGACGCCGGTGCCGGGGCTGCCGGTGTCTGGCGTGTACCGGTAAACGTCCACGCCTAAGTCTGCAGGCATCCATGATGGTGACGCTTCGAAGCGTTCGCCAAGTGTTGCGGTGGTGTCAACAATGACGGTTTCCCCTGCCCCGTAGCCCACGATTTTCAGGCCGTATTCGCTGGGCAGCGCCACAACCAAGTCGGCAAAATCTTCGGCAATCGTGGGGTTCGTGCCTGCCCCGCGCTTCAGAAAATATGGCCGAATGTGAAGAGTCCAATCACTGCCAGCCTTTTCGGTGGCAGCCCACAATGCCGGTGCCGGTGGCTGCAGTGATCGTGGCCCGAATTCGCCAGCAATCGGCCCGTTGAAAGTGATTTCCGCGCCTTCCACTTCGGTGCCCCTGCTGGTCACCTGCTGCGCTGTGAATTCAATGGTTTCGTCAGACGGGATTGCCTCCCAGCTGAACGTGTTGGCATCGAAAAGCTGTTCAAGAAACATGATTCGCGTGGTGTCAGCGTGCGCTGCCACGGTGGTGCCGAATTCGCCGCGAAGCAGGCCGCTGAATCGAACCACGTTGCTGCCTTGATCAGCAGCCCAGCCCACGCGCATGATTTCGTTGCCGATGAAAAGCAGATTGTACGGCCCAGCGGTCAGGTTTGCGTAATCGTCGGCATCGGCATCGATAAAGCTGCACGCCGTCAGCAGCGCTTCCATGTCGCCGCTGTAGTCCAGCAGCACGTCAATGGTGGCAGTGCGGTCAGATCGCCGGTTGATCGCCACAGCGCCAGACAGTGCGCCCAGCACGGCCCACGGGGCTGACGGTGGCAAGGTCTTATTGTCGCCACTGCCGTCAATCTCCCAGACCATTGACGTTTGCACGGTGGCAGTGTCTTGCCGCTGAATCCCCAGCACGGCCACTGGCTTGCCGCCAGTCATCACGCCCGGGGGTTCGTAAAAAATCCCCGGCCCGAAGTCGCCCAGCGTTTCATCAGTGGCGTCATCGCCTAATTCGATTTCTTCCGGCTGCCGAATTTCGCCGATCAGGTGGGGCAGCGCCGGGTTTGCGAAAACCTCTTCAACGCCTTCGAACGGCACGGCCAGCAGATCTTCGCTGCACTGCACGCGCAGCCTGCCGTCAGTGGTCTGCGAATCGGTCAGCGTCATCACGCGCCAATAAGTCGTTTTCGGCGTGCCCCAGCTTGACCACACGAATTCAATGAGGGTGCCGGGTTCGATGCCTGCAGCGTAGCGCAGCATTGAAAAATTCAGCGTGCCTTTCGGGTAGGCAATTTCGTTCAGCATTCGCCGCGCCTGAATCTCTGCAATCTGCCGGTTGCCGAACGCTGGCGCTTCCACTTGCGTGGCCTGAATCCTGCCCAGCGAATTGATGCTGGCAAGGTCTTGCACGTGCACGATTTCTTGACTGTGGCCACGCGCACGGTTGATGAACGTCATTCGCAGTTCATTGAACGTGCTGGCCCAGCTGCCACGGTTGAGCGTGGGGTCTTCCACTTGATCTTCGGTCAGTCGAACAATGGTGCTGTGCGCCGTCGCCGTGTCCATCAGGCATGTGAAGCGCAGAATTGCACCAGTCCAAACCAAAATGCCAGACACGCTGCCGCTGATGAACTGAATGATTTCATTCAGAAAATCTTCGCTGGTCAGCGTGAACGAAACGCCGATGTTACTGGCGCTATAAAATTTCGCAGCCGTTCTGAAACTCTCTTCGTCAAGCAGTTCGTGGGGGATCGATGCCCCCCAGTTGTCGTTTGTCAGAATCTCCCAGACGGCAGCAGCCGGGTTCGCGTCACGGTAGCTGGGATGCGTGTCATCGTCGCTGCCACGGGTGGGGAAATCGGTCAGCGCCACGCCGTCGCTGTCGTAGGCCCGGGGCAGCCGGGTGACTTCAAACATGACGGTTTTCGGCGATGGCGACTGCCCCAGCCCGAAGTTTTTGAAGTGCGCAAAGCAAATGTTTCGATAGTCGATGCCGTCAGTGTAGCTGTCATCTGTGCGCCTGACTTGATCAGGCCCGCCGTTGTAAACGTAGATCCGGCCCGCGAACCCGTCGCCGTCATCAGCGAGCACGGCACGGCTGCCGTTCTCCGTGAACGCCATTTCAGCGTCACTGACCAGCGAAGCTTCGCCCGGTACCACGCGCATGTTCACCACCGAATCGACTGGCCCGATACAAATGCCAAGGTCAAAAGTCAGGCTGTATTCGTAGCCCACCGTTTTAGTGAAAACAATATCAGACCGGCTGATCACCACAGCCTCTTGCGCCGGTGGGTTGCTGCTGTTCGTGCCGCCGCCGCCCGATGGTGGAACGATAGGCCCGGGAAGGTAAGGCAGGCCCGCCCGCTTTCTGACTTCGTTCGTTTTGCCGCGTGCTTCGAGCCACCGGCCTGACACGCCAGACGGCACGCCGTTGCCGCCGCCCTTGCCTGCTTCAATCGTGGTGCCTGAAGACGGTGGGGTGCCGGGAATCGTGGTGGTTTTCGTGATCGGCTTTGACTTGAAGGTTGAATTGTCAATGCGCAGATAATTACCGGGCAGCCGGGTGGTGCCGAATACCACGGGCACCGGCCTGTTTTCCGTTGCCGTGTTCACCTGCAGGTCTTCAGGTGCCGGGGTGCTGACCACGTTGACCGTGCCCCCGGGTCGGCTGCCGCCGTCAATCGGCGAATTGTTGACGGGTGCCGCCGTGGTGGTGCGCCGCGCTCTGCCGCCAGCGAAATATTTGCCGAACTTTTCCCGGGTGATTTCGGCCCGCCGCTTCATTTTTCTGACAATGCTCTTGTGACTACCTTTCATCAGGTTTTTGTCACTCAGCCCTTTCCGGAAATACCGTTTATTGAAGCTTTTGATTGTGCGTTTAGCCATCAGCTTTTCTTTTTCCAGTTCACTGCCGGGTCTGTTCGTGGATCGTTTTTGTATCCTTTGCCCACGATTCGGACGAACGATTGCGGGGGAAATTCCGTTGCGCCGATCTGCTCAGGATAGCAGCCGCTGCCGTACGCGCTATGCCAAATTTCCCCGCCCAGATAAATGCCGCAATGGTTCGCGCTCTTTTTGATCTGAAAAATTACCACGTCACCTTCGTCTGGCCACACGTCGCCGGGGATCACTTCGGCGTGAAAAGCGAAGCGGAAATGGTTTTCAAGATAGTTGTGATCTTGCGCGAATCCATCGTTGCGCCGGTAGTGGGGCAGCAGGATTTCTGGCGCTACACCACCAGCCACCAGCGCTTCGTAAACCAAATGAATGCAGTCAACTCCCACGCCCGGGATTGATCGCCGGTGAATGTGGGGCGTGCCTTCGAACTCCATCACCCTGCCCAGCGCTGCCGCCAGCCGGTCAACCGTCCATTCCCATTTCACGCGCTGTGGATTGACGGGTTTCGATTCGGAATATGGGGGAAACCGCCGAACGCCGCCTTGTTCGAAAACTTGTCAGTGCAGTCTGCCACCGTGTGCTTGCAGCCGGGAAACAGTTCGATTTCGTCGCTGGCTGCAAACTGGTCACTGTAGTGGCCCAGCACAGCCACCAGCGTGCCGGTGCCGCTGGTGTACGTGCTGCTGATGATTGAAAACTCTTCGCCGCTGTCGTCATGCTTAAGCGTGCCGCTGGTGAAGTAGTCGGCAGCAAGGGTGCCAGTGATGCCGGTCACGGTCACGGTTCGCGTGCGTGGCCCGGTGGGGTCAAGCTGGCCGGTTTTCTTGAACGTCTCAAGATCCACGCCGCAAGCCACGCCGCCAAGCGCATGCTGGCAGCTTCGTGAATACCACAGCCGGGGCACGCCCAGCGCAATGTGAAGCGCCTTTGGCACGCACGTGATGGTGATGGCGTCGCCGTTGATGCCGAAATCTTCCAGTTCGCCCGTTTGCACAATGTACGTGTCTTCACCCCACGCCAGCGTTGCTGACAGGTCACTGGCAGCCAGTCGCAAAATGGTCACCGTCAAGCCACTGCTGGGCACGGTCACAATCAGTTCGTTCAGATAGGCCGAATCATAAGGGAAATTTACGACGAACGATTGCCGCGAAAATTCCGCGCCCAGCTGAATGTCACCGTGCGTGAGTTGAACGGCTTCAAAGATCTGGTCAGCGTCTGCCCCGTAGGCAGCTGGCAGCCCGCTGATTGTCAGATCACGTTCCCAGCTGGTCAGAAACAAATCGTCACGGGCATCATTCGGCGAAATGATGTAGGCGAAGGCTGGCGCAAGCTCTGGGCTGCCTTCGTGGCCGATGATCGTGGCCGGTTGAAAACTGCTTTCGGGCATCAGTCCAGCGTGGCTTCAATTTGTCGCACCAGCGTGATTTTCAACTGATTACCCGAATCCTTCCGCTGCAATTCCTGGAACGTCATCACAATGGCAGCCATTCGGCGGGTGCCTCCCACTGAAATCAAAAGCTCTTCGATGTCGTCAAAGTTGGCGCTGTCGATGCTGAAGGTTGTCACGTTCGTGCACTTGCCGTTCAGCCCGTCTTTAGTAGCAACGTCAGCGGTGCTGACCGTGCCGCCGATGGTCTTGATTTCGGGAAAGCCGGTGAACGTCCACAAGCTGCCGGTCTGCCGAATGCTGCAGGCCATGTTCAGACCTTCATAAAGATAATCTGCATTGCCGTTGCTGCCGCCGTTCGCCTGCTGGCCACGCAAGGGGTGCTGTGGGTGAACGGTGTCAACCTTCAGGTTGTTGTAAGCGGTGCCGCTGGCACCTGCATCGATTTCGTTCAGTCCGCTGGAAATCACCACCGTGTCAGCGGTCACGCTGTCAATGGTGTGTTCGCCGTCGTACCAGCTACCGGGCACGCTCTTTCGCGCTGTGCCGTCACTGGCTGCCCCCGGGTTCGCCACGCTGTTCACCACGAACGTGGTTGTGCTGCCGCTGCTGGCAATCGTGTGCGTGCCGTTGTAGGCGCTGACGGTGCAATCTTCGATGTCGATTGAATCGGCTGCCGTCATGCCGTGCGGTGCGCTGGTGGTCACCGTGAAGGTGCTGGCGTCAGACGCAATGCTGGTGATTGTGAACTTCACGGGCAGCGAAGTGTCAATGTTGAATTTGCCGCCCGCAATGAAGTGATGATCCTCCGAAAGCGTCACCGTGATGTCACTGCCGTCAGACGTAATGCTTTCAATGTCATAGGGGCGTGGCCAGCCCGTCATCACAAGCGTTTGCTCTTGCGAAACAATCGGGAAATCGTCAGCGAATGTGATTTCGTAGGCCAGCCGAAGCTGCTGGCCGGTGTCCACTGCGATGGCGGAATCAAGCACGATCCGTGAAAACAGATCGCCCGAAACGGCACCGGAAAAACCCACTTCGGTGTAATTGATCGAACTGCCCGCGTTCACGTCGAAAATCCACGTTTTCTTTTCGGTCAGCTGATTTGCCACTGCCGAAAACGTCACCACCTGACTGCCTTCAGTGCTCGCTTGCGTGGTGGTGTTGTCATCTTCCGCCACCAGTGCAGTCAGATCGGTGTGGTATTTTTCCAGCGTGGTGGCTGCCACGGTCTGGCTGGTTTCCACTTCCACTTCTGTCGTGCTGGTGAAGCTCTGAATCTTGCCACGTTCGCCGCTCAGAAACTTGATCCGCTTGCCCACGTCGCCAGCGGAAAAGACGCCCGCGCCGGTGGATCTGGTCACCGTGGTGCCGCTCTGTGCCCACGTGCCTGCCACGGCTTCGCTGTTCGGGCTGGTGCTGGTGCCCACGTGCGCCTTCGCAACTTGATCAATCGAAGCTTTCGGCGCTACCTGAAAAAAGTAATTAAGCCCGGTATCAAGCACCAGATTCTTTTGCGGTGGCAGTTCGCGAACCACCTTGCCGGTGGCTGCATCGATCACGCTGGCAGTGACAATGCCGCCCACGGTGGCCCGTTTTAAAATGCTGATGTCTTTCATTATGGTGGTGCGTAGCTGCCTGAAACTGTAGCGGTGCCGGTGGCATCTTCGGTGGTGCTCTGATCTTTCGCCGTTCGAACGTGTTCACCGGTAACTTGTGCCGATGCGCTGGCGCTGTCAATCTCTTCACCGTCAACGGCAATGAATTCAACGCTGCCAGTCACCACGCTGCTGCCCGTAGCCGCTGGCCCGCTGCCTTCGTCCACGCCTTCCCCGTCAATCACTGTCGAACGATAGTCACCGGTCACCACGCTTTCCCCGCCCATCGTATCGGGTGCCAGCGGTGCCGGTGGATCGACTGACACTTGCATCACTTCCCCGGTCACCACGGCGCTGCCGCTGGCTCCGTCTGTTTGCGTGCCGACAACGGCAGAATATTTGTCGCTGCTCAGTTGCACCAGCGTGTGCCGGGTGCTGATCATTCGCATAATGTGGCGCGAATCGTTCAGCTGGTTTTCGATCAGGCCCAGCGGCATCACTGGCAGCAGGGAAATCACGCGCTCTGTGGCGAAGTCTTCCGACTGCAGACGGGCAAAAAGTTTCGAATCGCCGGGTTTCAGGTAGTAGCACAGCAGATCTGCTTCGCCGCCTGACAAGTCACCGTTGATGCTGAAATTTTGAAACAACACTGGCGTGCGCCCGGGGAAATCAAGCGATTGCGTGCCGCCGCTCAGCCAGCGCAGTCTGACCGTTTCAAAGTCCAGCTGCCACGCCAGCGCGTCATTTCCCAGCACGTCGAAACCGCCGCTGATGTGAGTCACGTAATCGGTGCCATCGTAGATGGTCGAATCGAACGGGTTCACGCCGTCCGTGAACGTCACAGTGCCACCGGCCAGCGTCATGGCCCATTCCCGCGTGAATCCTTCCGCTTGCGCCGTAGCGCGTAGCTGTGGCCCCAGCATCGCCGCTGTGCGCATGTCTGACCGTGTGGGATCGTCAGCCGATTCCGTCAGCGTGCGAAAAACCTTGCTGCCGTTCAGCACTTCACCGGCAAGTGTCAACTCTTGTTCGGTGCTCGCAGTGTCAACCACTTGCACCATTGCCGTGTCAATCACCACCTTGTCAGGGGTCAGGTGGGCAAAGCTGAAGTCAGTCGAGCTGAATCGAACGAACCAGGCGAAACCGCACAGCGCCCGGGAAAGATCACCGGCCCATGCAAACGGCTGGTCAAGCGTCAGCCGCCACACGCCGCCGCCTTGATCGATGCTGGTCAGGATCCGTGCCACGTGCAGCTGCCGCATGTCGCTGTAAAAATAGACGGTGCGCCCGAAAGTGTCAGGCCGATTGCTGGCCAGAAACGCTGCCAGATCCACGTCAACGTCAACCTGATCGTCACCGATTGCCACGGTTGTGGTGCTGTGGAAATCTTGCGACCATGACGGCATGTAAAACGGCAGCCAAGGCCCGCGATGATTGTAGATAAAATCGCGAAATTCCTGCACTTCGGTCGGCCCGCGAAGCGTGAACCGTGCAGACCGAAATGCCGGGTTGTGATCTTCGCGCCACCTGATCAGCTTCGGCGCTGCTGCACGATCCAGCCGCGAAGCGTTCGCCGTGACGCCCATTGACGGGTCAACCGCGAAATCTGGCGGGGTTTCAAGTGTCTGAAAATAGTTCATGCCAGCGCTTCAAAACGTAATCGCTGATCAAATTTATTATGCCGAATCAGCTGCAGCGCCTCGCCCGTTTCGGCCATGATTGCCCGCCGCATCGGGTAGGCCCAGCTGCCCACGGGTTCAACCTGCCCCACGCCGGTGACCAGTGTCAGAAATTTGCCGTTTCTGCTGGCGATGGTGCGCAGCGTGTCGGCCAGCAAAATTTCGTCACCTGCATCGAATCCCTGCATGATCGCCGGTGCCACTTCCAGCTGCACGGTGTCAACGGTGACCATTGTAATCGATATGCGCAGACCTTCCGGCCACCACGGCACACGCACTGGCCCGTCAGCTTGATCGTTCAGCGTCGCAATCCGATTGATCGAATCAGCACCGGCCCGTGAACTGGCCACGGTGTATGACATTGCCTTGCGTGGATTTTTCCGAAATGCCACGCGCTGTTCGCGCCCGTTTTCGCTTCGGTTCGTCGCCTGCTGGTAGGCGTTGAACTGGAACACGCCCGCTGACCAGTCTGGTGCCACTTCATGGCCCAGCACCAGCGCAGTGTCTGTGCTTTCGGTGATCGCCATGTCAGTTGCTCACCAGTTCTTTCAACTCTTCGCGTCGCAGCCCGATGGTGTTGATTACTGCATCGGGATTCGCTGCCAGCACTTCCAGCGCTTCGTCGGGATCCGACACGTTGACGATGGTCAGTTCAATGGTGCCGCCGCCGCCGCCGCTGCCATTCCGGCCCCTGATTCGGTCTTGAATTTCTGCGCTCTGCTCTGGCGTCAGCACCTGTTCGCCCTGCTGCAAAACTGCCATCTGTTCGCTGCTGGAAATGCCTCCGCTGTGATATCGCCGTAGCGTGCCCGTGTAGCTGGCTGGCTGGCTGTAGTCGAACCCGGGGGCTGCTTGCCGTCGATCATGGCCGCCTGCAAGCTGTTGAATCAGCGTGCCGCTTGCTGAC